ATGTCAGACAAACTCATAACGCCGGCAAAGGTCCTGTGTGTGATTGTCGGTATTTCATTTTCACTAATGCTGGTTGCTCTTTTTCTGTCCCTCGCCTGGGTGATGTTGTCTTCGTCGGGGCTGCTGGGGTGACAGTGACTGATGACATCAGCAGAGCGCTGGCTTTTGCTATTAAGTGGGTGGCTGTTGGTATTGCTGTGTCTCCGATGCTATATGGGCTGGCAAAACTGGTCATTGCGCTGAAATCGTGAACTTTAAAAAGATGAGTGCTGAACTTATTCGGGCAATGGCATTTGCCATTCGTATTGTGGCCATTGCTGTTCTGGTCTGGGCAATCCGTTGGTGGTGATATGAACCGTGTTCTGTGTGTGGTGATTATTGTCATGCTGGTGGCCTGTGGTGCGCTTAGTCTGGGGCTGAATCATTACCGTGATAACGCCATTACCTACAAAGCCCAGCGCGACAAAAATGTCAGAGAACTGAAGCTGGCGAACGCGGCAATTACTGACATGCAGATGCGTCAGCGTGATGTTGCTGCGCTCGATGCAAAATACTCGAGGGAATTAGCCGATGCGAGAGCTGAAAATGAAACTCTTCGCGCTGACGTTGCCGCTGGTCGTAAGCGCCTGCGTATCAACGCCACCTGTCCAGGTCCCGTGCGTGAAGCCACCGGCACCGCCCGCGTGGATAATGCAACCGGCCCCCGACTGGCAGACACCGCTGAACGGGATTATTTCACCCTCAGAGAGCGGCTGATGACGATGCACAAGCAACTGGAAGGGGCGCAGGAATATATCCGTACTCAGTGCCTGAAATAAGTTTTGTTGATGCGCCGTATCGTCGCTGTATTCCCTCATTAACAGAGACCGCAGCCCGACAGGGAGACTCCTCTGCGCGAGTGTGCGGGGATAATCAAAAACGATACACACCGGGGTTTACCGCGTTAACGGAGCGCGGCGTTGTCCCCTCATAGTCGCCTGTCCGGTGCGATGGTGGAAGAAACCGGACTACATTGAAAATGATAACCATTATCGTTTTTGCGGGTCCTCCTGGTGGGGTGGGCCTGAACACGGGGCGGACGGCGCGGAAAAAGGCGCATTTTTGTGATTTTATCGTCATCATCATCATTAGCGTAACTTGTTGTTTTTAATGTATTTAGCATTAAAAAGATGATGATTGTGGTTGATTTTTGTTCGACATCTTTATATGGCGGCATTTCTTTACAAAAAAAGAGCCACTTTTGTTCAGCGGTTTATGTGGAGGGATGTGAATGGACGGCGAGCTGAAAAATATGAAGTTAAATATTAATCAACTGGCAGCCCTTTCAGGTCTGCACCGGCAGACTGTTGCCGCCAGAATGGCGGATGTTCCTCTTGCACCAGGCAGTAATGAAAAGAAAAAAATGTATCTCCTGACGGATTTGATTATTTCGTTGCTGGAAAAACCACCGGCTTCCGAAGATGAAGAGATGAACCCACATGATCGGAAGGCATGGTATCAGTCCGAGCGCGAGCGTCTTAAATTTCAGCATGAAACTGTTCAGCTTGTGCCAGTCAGTGATGTCAGGCGGTCCTTTTCTGTCGTGGTGAAAGCGATAGTTCAGGTACTGGAAACCTGGCCTGACCGGCTGGAGAGGGACAGGGGGTGGACCGCATCACAACTGAATGAAGTACAGATTGTGGTTGATGAGATCCGCGATACACTGGAAAAGGCAGTCATTGACTGTTGTGATGAGGCCGATATGTGAATCAGGTGAACGAGAGCCATAGCCGCGCATCCGATATCTGGCGCGAAGTGGCCTCGCTGTTTCGCCCACCCAGCCGGTTACCAGTAGCGGAAGCCATCAGGCGTTATATGCGGGTACCACGGGGAGCCAATACTTCCGGTCCGTGGGAGTCATCGCTGACGCCCTATATGATTGACCCCATTAATACATTATCAGCCCGTGAATATGACGCGGTGGTGTTTGTGGGACCTGCGCGAACCGGGAAAACCGAAGGGCTGATTGATGGCTGGATTGTGTACGGCATCATCTGTGATCCGGCGGATATGCTGGTGGTGCAGATGACTGAGACGAAGGCGCGTGAGCATTCCAGAACGCGTCTTTCCAGAACGTTTCGCCACAGTCCGGAGGTCAGCAAGCGCCTCAGTCCTTCCCGTAATGACAACAACGTCCACGATAAAATGTTTCTTGACGGCTCCTTCCTGAAGATTGGCTGGCCGTCGATCACTGTATTTTCTTCTTCGGATTACCGTCGTGTGGCGCTGACGGATTATGACCGTTTCCCTGAAAACGTGGACGGGGAAGGGGATGCCTTCACCCTGGCATCAAAGCGTACCACCACCTTTATGTCCTCGGGGATGACCCTGGTCGAGAGTTCGCCGGGGCGGGATATCACTGACACCAAATGGCGCTGTGGCGGCGCACATGAGGCACCGCCAACAACGGGGATCCTGTCACTGTATAACCGGGGAGACCGCCGCCGGTGGTACTGGCCGTGTCCGCACTGCGGGGAATATTTTCAGCCGGTGATGGATAACATGACCGGATACCGGAATAACCCGGATTTTGTGGCTGCCGGTCAGGCTGCCCGTCTGATGTGTCCGCATTGTCGCGGGCTGATTGCCCCTGAGCAGAAACGCGAACTGAATAACAAAGGGATCTGGCTTCGTGAAGGTGAACGGGCGGTGGCGGACGGCAGTATCACCGGAACGCCACGAAATTCCCGGATTGCGTCATTCTGGATGTAGGGTACATTTCTTACCTGTTTGTATGTTCTGGTGTCGTTTCATAGTCTTTTCAATGAGTTGTGATTTTATGAGTTTCCTCTCTTTGCTTGATAATGAGTTAGTTTATCGCTTGTTATTGGCTTGAATGGACTACATGACGGACTAAAAAATGAGGGCGATAGATGTCGGTAAAGCCATTAACCGTGACTGAAGTTAAGGGGATGAAACCACGTGAAAAGGACTATGCCGTTTATGATGGGTTCGGTTTATTGCTGAATGTGAGTAAAGCCGGTGGGAAAGTGTGGCGTTTCCGTTATAGCCATCCGATAACGAAGAAACGGCAGACATACACGATAGGACGTTTTCCTGAATTCTCACTCGCGGAAGCACGGGAAGTACGTGATGAACTTCGGCGAATGATTGCACGTGGAGTTGATCCAGTGACGGAGAAGAAAAATCGTAAAATTGAGATGTCACTAAAAAATCTACAGACATTTGAAGCTATTGCTAATGCATGGTTCGCTTTTAAAAAGGGATCTGAATTGCGGAAACCTACGCTGTATAATATCGAATATGAAGTATACAAATATCTTGTTCCTTTCTTTGGTAAGTACAGTATAGAAAAAATTACAGCACCAGTAGCTATTAATGCTCTGGATGCCGTATCCGATAAGAATGCGTTGCAAAAAAAATTAATATCAAGATTAAATGAAATTATGAATTATGCTGTAAATTGTGGAGCATTGAAAACAAATCCATTACTTAAGATAAAGACTGCATTCACAGGAAAGAAAAATAAATCATTAGCAGCACTACCTGTTGAAAGATTGCCTGAATTTCTGAGCTGGTGGGATAGTGTGCCTCATACCTATCAAATAGCTCATAATGCACTTTTATTCCAGATATTGACAATGGTCAGGCCAGGTGAGGCGATTAAAGCAGAGTGGTCAGAGATTGATTTTGATTCTGGCTTGTGGATTATCCCCGCGCATAAAATGAAATGCCATCGTGAACATGTTGTTCCCTTGTCATCACAGGCTATTAGTATCCTCAGAACAATGCAGGAAATAAAAAGAGGGCGTTATGTGTTTTTTTCCTCCAGAACAAAAGATGCGCCTATGGGGAGGAATACTATCAAGACCCCAATTGCTGCCAGCAAGTTCAAAGGGATTGTAACGTTACATGGTTTTCGTTCAATGTGGAGTACGCTTTTAAATGAGGAGGGATTTAACCCCGATGTAATCGAGGCTGCATTGGCGCATAAAAGTGGTGATAAAATAAGAGATATTTATAATAGAACTACTTATCTAGAACAGCGTAAGATCATGATGCAATGGGTCGGTGATTTTTTTGATGATGCGAGAAAAGGGGTAATTAATAGATCCGGTGGTATGAAAGGTTTAAGAGTAGTAAATGGTTGAGGAGGTTCAGCAAATGAATACCAATGAAGATATTTTATTTACTAAAGACGTAATGAAAATCTTGCGATATGGAGCAATGAGTGCATTCATCAATTTCTGGAAAGATGAGAATAATGGTTTTCCTCAGCCGTTCAGAATTGGACGGCGACATACCTGGCACCGTAGAGATGTAGAAGCATGGTTAGATAAACAACGAGAACAGGCCAATCCCCACTAATAATATCTTTCATACCCCGCGTGCAATGCGGGGTTTTTTGTATGTGAGGTAAAAAAGAAATGAATAAAAATATTGCCGTGACGGGCAAGGGTGACGCACGTCATGTAAAAAAATTCTGTGATTTTCGTGATCTGGTCGTTCTGCGCTTTGATGGTGTGAACGTTCGCGTGGTGTATCTGAACGGCGATCCGTGGTTTGTTGCAAAGGATGTCTGCGCTGCGCTGGAACTGACCAATTCGCGTACGGCGTTGCAGATGCTTGATGATGATGAAAAGGGAGTAAATTTAACTTACACCCCAGGAGGAAATCAGAATATGAGCATTATCTCTGAGTCAGGTTTCTACAAACTAATAGCCCGTAGCCGCAAAGCAACGACGCAAGGCACATTCGCCCATCGTTTCAGTAACTGGGTATTCAGAAATGTGATACCGGGTATCAGAAAAACGGGGGCTTATGGTATCCCGTGGGGTGCATTACAGGATTTTCCCCGCCGCAAAGAGCAATACCAGATAAGTGCCAGCGAGAAGGGGAGGGCGCTACAGGCATGTAAGCGCAAAAAACGTGAACTGGAGGAAGAAGAAAAAAGGCTGATACGTGAATATCAGCCTGAGTTTTACTTTGGTGAGCGTATTCAGTAACCACACGCGGTGCTGATTATACGGTACATCGTGTTAACCGAGAAGCTACTCACCAGCAAGGCAAAATCTTCTGCTAAAAAATGACATATGACCAGTCGTCCGGAAAGCATGAAATTTTATAAAAATGGAAAATAAAGATTTTTATTGTGCTGGTGGGTAAAAACAAAAAGCGCCCCGTTACCAGAGCGCCCTTGCGAACAATTAACCTGCTGCGAAAAAATTGGATCAGTGCAGGGGAATTATATCAACTGTGTGAAGAAGCGCCACAATTGCCAAATAACGGGCAAAACAAAGGCCACCTGTCACGGTGGCCATTCGACACAAGCTATACCTTATCCCCAACGCATGAGCATTGCCAACAATGCCACATTTGCGGCTGGTGGGCAATGCAATCAGTCTGGTTCAGTTCGTTGCCATACCTGCAATGAGCGCTTTTCCCTGTACTCTTTAAGGAATTGCTCAAGGGCAAAAGCACATGGCGCGAATCTTTCTGATTCATGCTCTATCTTTCTGCGCCGTCTTTTCCGTGCCGGTGATAATGTTTTGGTCAATTCTTTATCGGTCATTGTGTTGTCCTGCATAGCAATGCGCCGTAATACCTTACACCACGGCGCTGATGGTGATTACTCTGGTTCTTTAGTCTTGCGGCGCTGGAGTTCTTCACGTGCGACAGTGACGAGCTGCCCGATCTCCTCGGCGGCTTTGATTCCGAGTTTTTCCACCTGCGCCAGTGCATTGAGCGAAGAAATCAGGAGGTTTTCTCCGCTTCCTTCTGCCTGGCGGCGGGCGATTTCACCGCGCATGGCGGTTACTATGAATCCGGCGTTGCTTTCGCCGTCCAGTTTTACGGATTCCATGCCATCAAAAGCATCATGTGGGATACGAATTGAAATCTGTTTTGATTTGTCGTTGATAGTGTTTTTTGCCATGTGCATTCTCCTAAACAAAAGATGTGATTCAGTATACACAAAAAAGAATCACAAAAAACACTTGACCTGTGATTCAGTTGAATTTAATTTAAATCACACCTCAGTAAGAGGATGTAAACGACAACGCCCCGAACTGTTTGCGGCAGTAGCGGGGCGTCTAACCAAACCGTTAACAGGAGTAACGATTATGGCTGGAACACAGCATACCCCACGTCTGGCGCACACACAAACTGCCTTTGTGTGGCGTTTTCTGGCACTAAGTGCCGGAGAATCTCAAATCATCCACGTAACCGCCTGGACGGAACGCGAAGCGCGTAGCCGTTGCCCGTCCGGTTGTGTTGCTGTATTCGCCGCCCGTATTCGCCAGGGGGTAGGCTTATGAGCCAGGAAATCACACTACAACAGGCAGCAGAACGCGCCCACCAAATCGAAGTTATTTGCGCACTGGCAGAGGATTACCCTGGCATGATGACCGACAGCGAATCAGGGGCAATCATCGGCTTACTTAAACGCCTTAGCGGTGAGGTCTGCGTATTCCTGATCGATGAACAGGAAAGAAGAACGCTTATTTCTAACGAAAAAAAATGCGGAGGGGTACATGTGCAATAAAACCACACCGGACGCAGCCGCCGCCGCACTCACTACGCTGATGCACGCGCTTATTGATATTGAATGCACAGCAGAGCTTGCACAAAAGGAAGAAAGGGAAGAATACACACTATTCGCCCTGGAATGTATCCGATACACCGCAACGCGGTCACTGAATGACGCTAAAAATATTCTTGTTGCTGATTGTGAAAATGGGGGGGGTTATGCGTGATGATCGTTTTAATTCCCTGAAACAGGAATTTTCCGGCGTTCCTGATGATGCGGCTGATGCGCTTTCGTCAATGCCAGAACTTATTAGAGCGGCTTTTTTCTTACTTTCCACGAAAGAATATAAATCAACGGGACTTGATGTACTGAATATCGCCGCCGATTATGCGGAATATGTGGCAGAGGCGCGTTACAGAAGAAAATTTCCTGAGGATGTAAGCCATGCGTGATATTTACCTCGAAACAATAGACCGCGCATTTCTTGCACTTTCTCACAGTGAAAACATGCAGGAAATATTGCGCATATGGCTTGAAACACTTGGCGACAATGAATGCGACAAACAAAAATCAAGAATTGCCACGGCATTAATAACGCTTCTTGAGCCTGTAATAATGGAACTGCAAGAAATAGATCTATTGCACGACAGATATAAAGAACAGCACACCGGAGAATAAAAATAATGAAACTTAAATATTCTGGCTTAACTGCCAGTGGCAACACTCACCCTAAATTTACGCGCGGTGATATTTACCGCGACCAGTACGGCGGCACGGTAATGATTAAGGGCGTGGAAGAACGGCGCGTAACCTACCGCCGTGAAGGTTACGAATATGATTGCGTGATGCCTGTTTATCAGTTCCGGCGTGATTTTTCTCTGGTACAGACCGCGCCGCATAACGTGCCCACCAGCAACGCCAGGGCACGGGCAAACATCCAGAAGCTGAAAACCATGATTAACGGATTCAGGGGTAAAAAATGAAACTGGCACCGAACGTAAAACAGCAGTCACGCGGCATAAAACACAAAGAAACAGAAGTCATTATTTTTGCGGGTAGTGATGCCTGGTCACACGCAAAACAATGGCAGGAACATGACGCGCGTATGGCCGGAGATAATGAGCCTCCTGTGTGGCTTGGGGAGCAGCAGTTATCCGAACTGGATAAGCTGCAAATTGTGCCGGAAGGCAGAAAATCCGTGCGCATATTCAGGGCCGGATATCTTGCGCCAGTAATGATAAAGGCGATTGGTCAGAAGCTGGCGGCGGCAGGCGTACAGGATGCAAATTTTTACCCTGATGGTATGCACGGTCAGAAGGTGGAGAACTGGCGCGAATACGGGAGCTGCAGGGCCGGCAGGTCCTCAGGGACCTAAAGGGGATGCGGGAGCTGCAGGCCCGGCAGGACCACGGGGACCGAAAGGGGATACGGGAGCTGCAGGCCCGGCAGGACCACGGGGACCATCCGGAAGCCCTGACAGCGGGCTGTTTGGTGTCGGTTCTTTTGTTCTTGCGGCGTATTACCAGACGCATTATTCGGGGGACCGTGCCCCTGGCTCAACTGTTGCCGGGTCATCACTGTCTGCATGCTGCCTTTCGAATGGTACTCCCCTGGTTGCTTCCGGTAATGTGGGGGAGACCCGTTTACCGGGCACGTGGCGTGCATGTGGTCCGATGCTATGGACATCATCTCCGGGTATCAGACAGGCAGGATTATTTCAGCGCATATCATAGAGGAGGTCATGGTGGATAAGGGAAAAGAGATTCTTGCAGTACGAAATGCAGCCAGCAACGAATATGGCGGGATAAACTGTGAGGTGCAGTTTGAAGACGCGGTGAATGAAAAAGGGGAACAGGTATGGCTGCCGTATACTGCAACGGAAACGGATAATACAGAACACGGAAAAGCATTGTGGTCTGGGCTGACAGCAGGAACGTACGGAAGTGTGAGTGCCTTTGTCGCCACGGAAGCAGTACTGGAAGCGGCAAAAGCGGCGAAAAGGGAAGAGATTAATATCTGGCGTGATGTGCAGGAGAATATGGAATACATGATGGAATTCAACGGAAGGAACTGGGATTACGGCAAGAAGACGTTGTCCAGGATAAGCATGACACGCCTGATGGCAGAGAATAACCGTCTTCCGGAAGGTTTTGCCTGGACCGACGGGGATAATAATGTGGTGCCGGTGACGGCGGCAGACATCATAGCCCTGTCGGATGCGACAGAGCAGGCGATGTTTGCGAAGGGGGTGGAGATTAATACACGGCAGTTGCAGATGAAAGCAGAGGTTGAGGCGCTGACAGAGCTGAAGGCGATCCGCAGTTACGTTGTTGGATGGCCTGCAGGCTGA